GATGGTCCAACGAGAAGGTCAAAGACATATTGTTCAACCTCTTAGCTCGGCGAGGCGCAGCCTTCGACGCGCCGGACGACATTGACGACCTTGCCCAAAAGGAGGCTGAGCGATACTCGCAACAGATCCGATCGGAGGTCAAAAGAGATGTGGTCAACGCGACGACCAAGGCCATCGCTCAGCGATACGTCAAGACTCGCAGGCACAATCACGCAGTCGATTGCGAGGCTATGACGCTCGTTCTCGCGCTGATCAAAGGCTTGGTCGGTCAATCGATCGAGACTGTCGAGTGACTGTCAACCTGCGTTGACAGCACGACAAAGGCATGCCAGCCAACATCGACGAACTCATCCCTAGCCTAGTCCGCTGGGGCTCTCACAACGGACTGGCCGCGCTCGAGCAACTAGCGATGGGCCAGTGGGATAAGCTGATCACGAGCAACGGTCGACAAATGATTTCGTCGAGCGTCAATGGTCAGTCATTCACCTACAGCTTTGCGCCTGGGCTCGATGTCAGCACGATCATCGCGGCTGCCGATCAAGCCTACAGGCTGACCTACGCGCTCAACGAGACAGGTCAGCTCTCAGCCTACCTGACCACTCCTCGCACACGCCGGACCTACGCAGTTTTCAACACCGGAGTCTCCGCTTTTTAATCATGTCTGCATCTCCAATCATCGACATCTACGGCAACCCGATCACCACTCGGCTGATCAACGGAGCAGAGCAAAACTCGTCAGCACGACCAGCGATGAGGACTCGCGTCGAGTCCATCAAAGAAGCTGTGCCAATGACCGACTGGCGCGTGATCTTAAGCGTCTCGCGCAGGCTATTTGCAAACAACGGCATCATCCAAGGTGCTCTTAGCCAGAAGGCTATGCACGCCGTCGGGTGCGCTTGGAATCCTGTCTTCCTTGGTGCCGATCGTGCATGGGGTGTCGAGGCATCGCGCTGGCTGGAGGAGGAGTGGTTCCCGACATGCAATGTGCGCGGCGAGGTCTACGACTTTCGGACCATGATTTATCTGAGCTCGATCAACATCGATCGAGACGGTGACGAGGCCGAGATTCTGACCGAGACGCAAGACGGATATCCGCAAATCCAGACCATCGCCGCTGACAGAATTGGCGATCGCGGAAATTACAATAACAAGGTGCAGAGTGGTCCGTACAAAGGGATGAACATTAGCATGGGATGCATCACCAACGAGTACGGCAGGACAGTTGCTTATCGTGTTCTCGGAGAGACCGAGCTTGATGATAGGGATGTTTCTGCTCGTGATGTCGTGTTCAATTTCGATCCGCTTTACGCTGATCAACTCAGAGGATTCCCGATCTTTTCTCATGCGCTCAATGACTGGCGCGACGCTGATCAGAGTCAGTACTGGGAGCAACTCGCACAGCTCATCGCCAGCTCCATCGGCATCATCGAACAGAACGAGACTGGCAGTGCTGACACGAGCGATCCCGGCTTCACTCTCGGCGGCGTAAGTGATCAGGTACGAGAGACTTCGACCGAGACGATGATGGGCGGCATGGTCCGGTACTTCAAGGCTGGGACAGGTAGCAAGCTCGAGTCATTCCAGTCTAATCGTCCAGGCGATGTCTGGGATTCTTTCCAAGATCGGATCGCGAGAAAAGCACTCGGTCCAGTCTGGCCGTACTCGCTTTGCTGGAAGCCAGACGGCATGAACGGCACGCAGGAAAGGAGCACGATCGAGAACGCTCGCAACCTGATCGAGGATCGGCAGGAACTGCTTAAGCCGAGGGCCAAGCGCAAGGTCGGATACGCGATCAGCAAGGCGATCAAGCTCGGTCTGATCCCGCCTTACACCGGGCCGGACAAGGGTGGATTTCTCAAGTGGGGATTCACCATGCCAGCAAAATTCTCCATTGATCATGGACGCGAGGACATGCAGTGGAGAGAGAATTACAAGATCGGCGCAGAGAATTTGTCGTCGTATCTGGAGCGGTCTGGCGGCATGACATTCGAGCAACATCAGACCCAACGGACCGACGAGTTGGCCGACATCATCGCTCGCGCTCAGGAGCTTAGCGATCGCACCGCTGTCCCATTCGACACTTGCTTGTCGCTATTCACTCAGCGCACGAGCGTTGGCAATGTCCCTGGTGGCCGATTCGGATCGGAGTTGCCGATGACCGATCAGCCTCTACCGTAATGGCTATTCCTCCAAAATACATCAGCGACGCAGCCACTCTTGGCCTCGACTATTATCGAGCTGGCAAAGGCGGTGCCGGGCTTACAGATCAGACGCTGGCCGACGCTCGGCTAATGGCTAAAGGCACGATCACCGACGACAAGATTCTCCGCGCAAATGCTTGGCAGTTAAGGCATGCCAGCGATCTTGACGCTCCGCAAAATCACAACGCCGACGATCCTGACTACCCGGGTGCCGGTGCTGTGGCGCATCTGCTCTGGGGCATCAATCCACTCGATCCACAGCCAGCTCGAGACTGGTTTCTGAAGGAGACAATCCGCATCAACAAGACCAAAAATATGAGCGCAAAACCATACAAACTATCCATCCATCAACTCGGCAAAGTCTATCCAGATCAGGCTCTGATCATGGGCGTATCAGTCATTACCGAGGGCGACGCGCTCGGTCACGGAGTGATGATTGACGCGATGAGTCTGGCGACGATCAAGGAGCACGCGATGATGAAAGCCAACGGAGTCAAGGTCATGCTCGACCACGATGACGGCATTGAGAACACCATCGGAGTGATGCGAAACTTTGCCATTGAAGGCATTCAGCTACGAGCTGATCTCCAGCTACTTAAGGCACATGGCGAGACTCCTCTGATCATTGAGATGGCTGAGACAATGCCTGAGCTTTTTGGCATGAGCATCAGTTTCTCCGGCACGCTCGAGGAGATTGGTGGAGTCTACTATGTGCGATGCGAAGAGCTTTACAGCATCGATATCGTGGACATGCCAGCCGCTAACCCGAGCGGTCTTTTCTCAGCCAAAGTTGACAGCACGCAAAAGGCAATGGACCTACAAGCACTAACCATCGAGCTCTCCGCTGAAAAAGAATTACGCGCAGCCGCCGCGGAACAAGCGAAGAAAAACTACAGCGACTTTCAGAATCAGATCACCATCTCGACTCAGCTCTCCGCTGATGTCCAGACGATCACCGCGCAACTGTCTGCGCTCAGCGAGACCAACGCCAAGCTGACCACCGAACTCGCTGCAGCGCAGGCCAATATCGCCGAGAAAATCAACGCTGAAGCAGTCCGTGTGCTGGCCTCCAGCGGTCATGCGCCTATCGCTCTCGGAGCCACACCAGTCGCAGCCGCTCTCATGTCTCGCGCTGAGTTTGCTGCAATGCCAGCTCACCGCAAATCTGAGTTCGTCAAGTCTGGCGGACGGCTCACCGACTAGCACTCACCAACAAAATCAATCTCCTCAACTAAAAAAACAATATGGCTGGATCAACACTAACGAACCTCATCCCAGACGCTTACGCCGCACTCGATGTGGTATCACGTGAGCTCACTGGATTCATCGGCGCGGTCACTCGCGACTCCACTGCTGACCGTGTCGCTGCTGGGCAAACGCTCCGCTCGATCGTCGCACCAACCAACACCGCGGGTGCTGACATCACGCCTGCGATGTCGATCCCTGCCGACGCTTCGCAGACCATCGGCAATAAGTCGTTGACGATTAGCAACAACCGCTTCTTCCCATTCTCTTGGACCGGTCAACAGCAATACGCTGCCGACATGGGACCAGGCTTTCTGACGATCCAGCAAGCGCAGATCGCTCAGGCCATCCGCGCTGCGGTCAACGAGATCGAGGCCAGCATCGCAGTCGCCGCCAAGAACGGCGCGAGTCGTGCATTCGGCTCAACCGCTGGCACGGCTCCTGTGCTCGGCGATTTCGCGTCGGCCAAGAAGATCCTCGACGACAACGGTGCTCCTCAATCTGACCGCACTGTGGTGTTCGACACGACCGCTGGCGTATCTCTCCGGTCCACTGCGAGCCTCTACAAAGTCAACGAAGCTGGCGATCAAACGCTTCTTCGCCAAGGGCTTCTCGGCTCGCTCTACGGCTTCGATCTTCGCGAGTCTGGCAATGTGCAGACCACGACCAAAGGCGCGATGACTGGTGCGCTCGTCAACAGCGCGGCGCAGGCCATCGGCGATACCACCATCACCTTCGATACCGGCACGGTGAACACCACTGGTATCGTGGCTGGCGACATCATCACGATCGCT